AGGACTACGGCAGGAAAGGTGGTTACCAATGCTAAAGCTGGTGATTCTTGGCATAACTGGCGTTGTGCTGTTGATGTCGTACCTATGGTCAATGGCAAGCCTAATTGGGATGGTCTACACCCTATATGGGATCAAATTGGTCAACTAGGTGAGAAAGCAGGATTAGAGTGGGCAGGTCGCTGGCGTACATTTAAAGAATTAGCCCACTTCCAGTACACGGGCGGGTTAACCCTGACAGACCTTAAAAGCGGTAAAGAAATAGCTTAAAACTGGCTTATAGGATTAAGTCGGTTGCGGTCATACTTGTAGGAAGGGTGAGAACCGCCCATAAGCGTAGCAAACTGGAATAACTCATCCTTATCTACCCATCCCACAATATCGCCCCCAGCATCGTCTAAAACAATCAGGATGTAGAAATCACAAGGTTTCTTGCGGTGGTATTCGGTGACATACACATCACCCTTTTTATTACGGGTAGACTTAACATCAATAGTCATACCCCCAGCGGTCTTGAGATCGGCAGGGTTTTTCTTTTGATTAATGGAAAAGTCGGGCATTAGGTTTAAATGTTTGGCCACCAAATACTCGCCCTTAAACCCGTCTATATCCATTTCATACGGATCTTGCTGGCTAACCTGCCTGTCAAAATTAAACTGCATGGCGTTTTTCCTACGCATAGTACCAAAATACTCGCATAGGAATAACTCATGCTTGGACAGGTCAACCCTCATCTTTGCAAACTTTAATAGAAGAAACTTGCCAATAATCTATTATTTCGCTGTCAGTCCAATCCTCAATATATTCTTGTGCGGCTAAATGCTCTGCGGCATTTTTATCTTCAGCTTCAACACAATAAGAAATATGAGATTTAATGGTAATAGTTACCTCATAGGTTTTCATATTACATACCCGTGCATTAAGTAGTTAGTACCAAAAATAATAACGCAGATCAAAATAGCTACTAAACCGCCTTGTATAAACTCTTTCATGTCTATCTCCTAGTAAAATAATTTGTAGCGTGGGTTGCAAGTAACTTCTACGGGTACATCACTCATAATGCCGTTAATCCTACGCTTGGCCGTAATAACTACGGGGCGTGTACCAGCTTCTTCACACTCGGTAATACCTAGTATGACCTGCTGGCGGCTCATGTGAAACGCCTGTTTGTCAGTTTCTAGGCTGACATTGGGTGGCTCAAAAGAACTACAAGCGGCCAATACAAAGGGGGTAAGTAGTAGTAAGTATTTCATATTAATCCTTGATAAAAAATGTTTTAGGGTAGCCAGCAAAATGGGTATCTGCTTTCCATTCGGCAATGATGGCTTCTGCTTCTTCTTGTGTTTTGGCACTTGTAGTAGTGCGACCATGTGGGGTATTTACATATACCCAAAACCAACCGCACTTTTGTGGCTCGATATGGTATGTGGCTAGACCGTTAAAAAAGTCTTGGGCGTGGGCGTATGCGGTATGTGCTCCAGCATCTTCATTAGCAATACGGCTGTTGCGTTGTTCTGTAGTTTCCATTAAATTACTCCAAAGCTAACAGCCATTGTTTCAGCTGTTGTTTTTTTAATGGTCACTTTGCAACCTTTGGCTTTGTGTTTTGCGGCTATTTGATCAGCTTTTTCTTTTGTGTGAACTTGGTCAATAAACTTGCCATCAGCTTTAACTACATAAACTGTAATTTTTTTCCATGTATTCATTTGTTGCTCCTTTTCTATTTCACTTCCCAACGAAGTAATACCAGTATATTAAGTTAGCTTAACATTGTCAAGACATTTTATCTAAGGAAAACCCTAAGATGCAAAAAAACAACGGGCAGTATTTGGCAGTTATTAGCTGTTAGGTGGAAAGCCGCAAAAACCCTAACTTACTGCATCCTACTATGGCGGCTTAACGCCCTAAAGAAGTTGGGGTACTAGCTATATTTGGCTGGTTTTTTACGCCATTAAAGCACAAATGTAGTTTTCCCCCGTTCCCGTGAAGGAATTAAAGATTGTTTTTGATCTGATAGACCCTTAACAAATGTTGAAAACACTCCCAACTCTTTTGAAGCTGGGGTTCTTCTATTTCAATTAATTTTACTTGATTGGTCGTGCCATTGACAAATACGATAGCACACCGAGCAGAAGGCAAGCCTAGTCCTTCACGGTAGGCCGCTAGTTGCATTTCATGTTCAAAATATACATCAACTTTATCAAGGTCAGTATCTTTTGTTTTAAAGTCTACGATAAACCCAGTACCCTGCCCGTTGATTGGTTTAGCCATCAAGTCGCATTTGCCACCGTACCCTAGATGATGCCCAAAAGACTTCTCTGAAAGCCACGGCTGGCTTCCAAAGGCATCTTTAAGCACCTTGTCAATCTCATCAAGGTAAGCTGGTTTTTCAGGCAAATACATCTGCTCAAAGTAACCCTCAATAACCGCATGAATCGCAGTTCCCCGTTCTGCCGCTTCCCTGCCAGTAGCACGACTATCTTGCATAACACGCTTTAGCCATTCCTGTTCTTCCTCACCATCTGCTCTAGGAAGGGTAAGTGCGGCTAAGAGGACTTGTTGCTGTTTCCATGTATCAAGCCCTGCTTTTGATAGCTGTCCGTTAATTGTCGTAACACTTGGCAAAAGTCCGTCTTTTCGTGCATCCCGAAGCGTTGTTGCCCGCTCGCCAGTTTTGCCAATGACTGTATAGGCTGGGGTTCCATCTTTAGTGTACCAATGGCCATTTTGTTCTACCTTTTCTTTAACTATCATTTTGTTCATCCAGCATTGCCATGCCCATTGCAACAAATTTAGTACCAATTCCAACGGCAATTAAAGGCAATTTATTTCTATGCCAATAAATGCCCATTTCGGTTCTAAATGTTGGCTTTACTACACTAGCAATAAAGTCTGCATTGACATGAACGCCCAATTTTTGACCTATTTCTGATGTACTCATTACATCTTCTTTGTTAGTCATTTTTAATCCTTAAAAGGGAATGTCGTTGAGGTTGTCATCTTCAATCTTAGTGGCATCAGCTTCACGCTGTTTTTGACCACGCCACTCTGATGATTCGGTAATCTTCTCTTTGTAATACTTTGGCAACGCATCGTATTTAGCTTGGTCAAATTCCGCTAACCAAAAATGCAAACAAGGATTGATACCTGTAGGCTGGGCGTTACGCAAGGCAGACGGTACAGGGCTGATACCACTAATGTTGGCGTATTTGCCATCTTCTGAGTGGGTAATATTGACCATGCAAAACTTGTCTAGCAGGTTACGCAAATCAAACTTCTTGCGATCTTCTGCGGTCATTTTCTTGTTAGACCATGCTTCTAGATCTTGACGCAATCTAGCTTGATCACCAAGACTAACTGTATAGCGTTTAGATACAATCAAAGGTTTACCGTCATCTGTCTTTAATGGCTGGTCTTGATCGTCATTACCATGCAATTCCCAAGTCAATACAACCTTGTGCATAATCTTGGTTTCGCCAGCCCATTCGGTAGCTTGATGCCCTAAGTCAATGACCGAGTACAAACGAGCCATGTGTAACCCAGCAGGGGCTATTTTAAATTCTTTACTGTTGTCTGAAATAATCATTTGTTTGCTCCAAAAATATTTGAAAAGTCGTTAATAACATCACGCAATACAGGATTTACATGGGTGTTGCGGATTGGTGATGGCAAGCCACACGCATAGCGTAGGTCACCTATCTCATCTGCTGTAATAAATACCCCATCCTCGAGGTCTTTAAAGATGCGTTCCAAATGTTGTTGGAAGTTGTGAAAGTCTTGATCTTGCTCACTCATACGAGTTCTCCTAATTAACACGGCATATACCGTACTTAGATATTAAGCCAACTTAAAACATAAAGCAATACTTTATTTGCAAAATGTTGTAAAAATGTTAAGATAGCTTATGGAAAAAATATCATCAACAGCAATGATCCGTCTTTTAGGCGGTTGTACACGGGTATCCAAGATAGTCAATGTATCCGTACCAGCCGTATCTATGTGGCAAAACGGGGATATACCTTACGATAAGCTGGTAATCCTAGCCGCCACCCTAGAAAAAGAATCACATGGGCTAGTTACCCGTAAAAACCTGTTTCCTAATAATTACCGTCTTATTTGGCCTGAGTTGGAATAGTGCTATACTTTGCTGGCAGAGTGATGTCTGTTTAGTAAGTGGCTCTATACACAAGACCCTTTTGGGTTGTTCTGAGTGTTTAGTAAATGATATAGAGCCATTTATTAAGCAACATCACCTTAGAACAACCTAAAGGGGTTTTTCTATTTCTGCCGTACTCCAAACGATATAAAGCACTTAAATGGGTGGCGTGGAATAGAACATGGGCTGGTTTACACCTGACAGCAAGCCCCGTAGCCTTGAGTGGGGACTACACAAGTTACAAGGACAATGGTGAT